GTTCCGAGTAATCCTAAATCAGTAACAACTCCTGCAGTTCCGAGTAATCCCATGTTAGTTACAGTTGTGGCATTACCAAGTAATCCCATAGCTGTAACATTTCCTGATGTAGCTAATAAATCTAAATCTGTGACAACCGCCGAAGTACCCAAAAGTGCTAAATCAGCAACCGCATCAGCAGTTCCTAATCTTCCAATTTCAGTTGCTTTTGCCGCCACTGCTCCAATATCAGTTGCGTCTGCCGCCACTGCTGTAACGTCACTTGTAATTCCTGCAAGTGTGGCTAATCCTGAAATTCCTGCAAGTGTTGTTATGTTTGCTTTGTCTGAAGTTGATAACCAAGTGTTTTCTAAATAATATTTTGTAACAGCGTCTTGGTTAGCCGTAGGGTTAGCGACATTTGTAATTCTTTTGCTATCTGCGTCCCACTGATCCGTAGATAAACTTAAACCAATGTTACTATCAGTAATATCAAGGGCTTCTTGAGCCATATAAAATAACTGATTACTATCTTGATCTAAAATATTTTCTGTAATCGTAGAACCATCTTGGTAATCTACTAATCTAGCCGTTCTATTACTTGACCTTATAAATTTTATTGTTACAGCACTTGCTGGAGCACTTACAAATTGTATTGTTGATGAAGTAGCAAAAGTGTAATCTGTTGTTATTGTTTGTGTTACACCATCTAATGTAACGACTACATCTGTCGTTGAAATATACGGGAAGGTTACGTTAAATGTTGTTGTTGACGCATTTCCTGTATATGTGTCTATTGCATATGCCATATTTTATTATAAAGGACTTCTTGTTCCTTTCTCTGGGAAAGGAGAAGTACCTCTTAAAAAGTTTATTAAATTATTTACTCCGTATAGATTTTGAAAAGGAATTAATCTCATAGCCCTATTAAAATCAGTTCTTGACCAAGAATAGTCAGGTCGTGTTGCTTTTAAAAATGAACCCATTGTACGACCAACTCCGTTAATAACCAAATCGTAACTAGGATTTCCAGTAATTAAATTCATTTCTAATCCTGATGATCTAAAATTAAATCTATAATCTGGTTTTAATTGACTTAACATCATATCTGCCATTGGAGGTATAACTGATGACCAACCTGATCTTTGAAAAGCTGCCATAGCTATTCTACTATAATCGTATTTTTTTCTTGTACTTCCAAATTTCTTTCTAAAATATTTTTTCTTCTGTGCTTTGTTCATACCAATAGCGTTCATATTAGTTTGAGCAATATAAGCCATACCACCAATCATTGTTGTATATAAAAAAGTAGTAAGTGTTTGAGCATCAGCTAAAGCTATATTATGTAAAAATTGTTTAGACCAAGCCGTCATTATAAATGATCTAAACTGACCCATTGTTTTACCCGTTGCTTTATCTGTGAAAAATCTATTTGTATCTCCAAGATAATTGTATTGTACTGCTCTTTGAGTATATCTATTAACTTTACGAGCAAAGTCATAAGCTAATGTTTGATTTTTCCAATTATGAAATCTAAAAGATAAAACCCTTCTACCAAAAGCAGTCTGATATGAAGTAACATTTTTACTGGCAAATTCTTTACCAATTTCCATTAATTCTTCATCAGTAAATCCTAAAGCTCTATATCGGTTTAATCTACTTTTTCTTAATGCACCTAAATCTTTACCACCTTTAGCAACATCTATTAAATCGTGAGCTAAACGGTGAACAAACAATCTCATAGTCATTCGTCTCTGAAGTGAATCTATGAAAAATAATCCTGATAAATTTCCAGTAGCTTTTTCTCCAACGCTAGTTACATTATTAAAAGTACCTTTAGATGAATTTCTAATTTGACCAATAGCTGTCGCACCCATATCTTCAATTTCAGTTGTTGTAATTGCTCTTGAAATATGCTCCATACCATTAGCAGAACCCATTACTGCAAAATCATCAAAGAACGTATCTGGTAATTCACCTTTTTTAGCTTTTAAAAGTAATTGTCTAAAATGAGGTAATTCCTGTACCAATGTAAGAAATCCTTGCTGTGCCGTAGCTACACCAAATTCAGGAAGCTGTGCTATCCCAACTTGGTTTAGAACTCTCATAAAACTATATTTTCTTAATGCCCGAAGTGAACCACTTACAAAATTTGTAGGATCATCTTCAGCACTACGACCTAATATATTTTTAAAAAAGCTATCTATTGTTTCTTTTTCTTCTTTTACTGTTTTTTGTAATTTCCATTTATTACTTGCAAGTCCAAAAGGTGCACCATAACGACCTTTAGCACCTTCTTTAGCATAAGATTCATCAATAGAAGTATTTAATTTTCTTTGATAATCTAACATACCATTACGACCTGTGATGCCCATTCGTTTATTTAAAGCTAACCAACCTGACATTTCATTCATATAAGTTTGCCAAAGTAAATCTACATCATTTTCAATAAGATCATCAAAACGAACTTTAATACCATTAATAGTTGTTTCAAATGTTTCGTTTAATCTAATTCTTTTTTCTAAACGACCTGAAGTTATTAATTCAATATTTTGTTGTAAATCTTCAATAATTTTTGCTAAATCTGCTTTATCTCCGCTAGTTGGAGTTGGTACAACATCTTCAAGGTATGCTTTTAATTTATCAGGATCTCTTAATTTAACTAATTGTTCAATATCAAAACCACCGTGAGCTTTTGACATTTGAGTTGCTTTAGCAATAGCTCTAGCTAAAATATTTGCTTTATTTGCTGGTATACTTAAATCAACTTGTTTTCCAGTTTTAATAGCATCATCTAAATCTGCCAATTCATTTTTAAGTTTTTCTATTCTTACTTCCCACTTTGCTAACGCTTTCTTTTGAGTAGCTTTTGGTTTTTTCTTTCTTAATTCTTTTAATTTTTTACCTAATACGTTTAATTTATCTTTTAATGGTTTTTGACTTTGTATTGTAATTTTCTTACCACCTGTTTTTGCCGTACTTGCAAGACTACCAATTGTATCTCCTTGCTCACTTTTAATAGCCCGTTCAATTAATGTAACAATACCATCAAATTTTATCCTCTTTTCTAATTCTCCAAACTTTTCGTGAGACATTTTTCGAGGTAAATATTTAGGGTGTATTTTTATATTTTTAGCACCATCAAGCGTACTTTTTGAAATATGATCTGCCATATAAGCAAAACCATTTCTATATTTTTCAGCAGCTTCATTTATAAGTTTATTTTTTGATGGAACACCACTTCTTATAACTCTAGCAACTTCTGTCATAAAAACTTTACCTTGTCGCATAGCAGCTACACCTACTAATCTTCCGATAGCTCCGTGTCCTTGTTCCATTAACCATTTTTTAAGGATTTCGTTAACTCCATTTTCGCCACCATAAATAAGTGCGTGACCTCCTTGAATAATCTGATTTCTTATTAATTCAGCAGATGCAGGTTGAGTAGCAACTTGACCTTTTTTTGCTCCTGTTTTAAAGGTATACAAAACAGGTTCTTCTAAACCAAGAAAATTAAATAACCTAACTAATTCACTTTCACTTGTTCCTAATGCTCCCGATCTATTCCACGGCATAGTAAAAGCAAAAGGTAAATCTCTTAAACGGCCAAATGCAAGTTTAATATCCGCTATAATTCCAACATCTGAAATAATATCTTGTGTTGCATTTAAATCATTATTATTAAAAGGTTTTTTAATTTTCTTTGTATCTAATACTTTTTCACCTTTTTTTGTTAGCTTAAGCCCTTGTTCTTCAGCTTCTAAAATCATTTCAGCTTTAGCTATATTATTAAGGTTTTTAGAGGTAAGAGCTGTAATTCCTCCTCCAAGAGTGCCACCCAAAGCTAGAGCAATTATAATATGTCCAGTACCATAAGTTGGATTATCGGCAACAACGGGAGAAATAAGAGTTGCTTCTGTTCCACCATAAATTAAACCTGATCTTACAAACTTTTGAGTTCTCGTTAAAGTCGTAGCCATTTGAATAGGTTTAACTAATTTTGCCGCAGCTCCATACCCAAGCCAAGTAACAGGATCAAGTATAAAAGCTCCTATTTCAAGAGCCGTCCCCGTCCAACCCATTCGATCTAAAATTTCTCTATTCTTCTGATGTTTAATAACTCGTTGCATTGTAAAATCAAAATGTGCTCTTGATACTACCCCTGCAAATTCATTATAAAAATCAGGATTTATATTATTATCTTTCCAAGCTGCTTGGACATACTCTTTATCACTAGCAATACTCCAACCATCTTCAGGTTGAAATGAAGGAGTAGTTACCATTCTAGCAACAGCAGGGATAATCCAATTATCTCTCCAAGCTGCTGACCACCCCTCACCTAAACTTGGAGATTCTCTTTTATCTGTCCAATTTTGGTAAGTATGAAATACTCTATCTAAATATAATTCTCCACCCTGATCTACGGGATTCCATAAATTTTTAATAGGATTATATTTAAACGGTTCTTCTTTTTCTGGTTCTTCTTTTACTTCTTCTAATACTTTTTTAACACCCTCAATATCTTGAAAAGGTAATTTATCAGTTTTATCTTTTACAAATAATGCTTCAACTTTTTTTTTACCTAAAAGATCAGCTTCTTTAATTCTTCTTTTAGAATAGTTATCTCCAAAGTTTCTTAATTCTTTTTCAACACCTTCCCAATCTCCATTAGTTACTGCTGCCCAAAATGCAGGAGTTCTATCAAAACTACCATATTGAAAACCAACAGAAGTAATTACTGTTTGTTGTTCAGAAGATAAATCATCAAAAGACTTCCCACTATCGTGTTCGTATTTTTCTATGATCTTATTTGCATAATAATTTTTAGATGCTTGATCTAATTCTTTTACTTCGCTATCATCTAATTGTAATTTATTTGCTACCTTCGCTGCCTCTACACCTTTTAACTTAAAGAAAGGTTTAAGTTTTTCAGTTATACTTGAAGATACACCAATACTTGTCATAAAATCTTCATCTTTAGAACCTAAATCAAATCCAGTTCCAATCGTTACGCCTGATTGACTAGAATCAGCATCAGGAACATAACCAACTTTAATAGCAGCTCCTTCTAATTCACTTATAAAATCCCAATTTATTTTATTTGCCATTTATTAAGCTCCACCTTCTCCCCAAACCATAGGTTTGTTTAAATTTTCTAAATGTCGAAGATTCTTTTCTTCTGTTTCTTGGTCTTTCATTAATCTGTATTCTTCATCTTTTTTTCTAAGTCTAGCTTTAAATTCTTCAACAGGAATAGTTAACCAATATGTATTTCCATCTTTAGTAAAAGTTGCTGGAAGTTTGTAGTTTACATCTCCTTCAATTCCTAAAGATAACTCACCATCTTCGGCATTAATAATTAACTCATAATTATCCATAATAAGTGTTAATTTATCGCTAGGTATTTTTTTAAGTTCTTTACCAACTTCTCGGTAACCTGTAACAGCCATATCTTCCATAAAAATATCTGTTAAATTATCATCTTCAATATTACCAGCAAGATCCAACTTCTCTATTAATAATTCTGCAACAACAGCTTTAGAATAATCAAATTTATCGGCTGTAATTCCTAGTAGTTGAAGTTTATTCTTGCTATATAAAGTTTCATTAAATACCTCATAGTTTTTCTCAACCCAACTTTCTAATTCTTCAGACCAAGTATCAGGTACGATATTTTTAAAATATTCTGCCATTGAATAAATGACTGCTCTATTTTTAGGTTTGTTCATCGCAAGATCACTAAATTTACTTACAAATTCTTTTTTATCTTCAGAAATTAAAGTTGCATAATCCTGCTTTGTAAAGTTTCCTTGATAATCTCCCAACTCTTTTAATATTGAATCTGCATTTGGCATTTCAGCAGCGTTATATTTATTAACTGCAATACTCCATAGTACAGAATTTTTATTATTCTCATCAAAATATGTACCAAACAATCCTTCTTTTTGAAGAAGAACTGCAAGTTCTAATGCTAACCTATTATCTCTAGTAATTTCACGACCAATCGGTCTACTTAATATCTCTTGAACATATCGAATAGGTGCATTTACTTTCATCGCTGGTATTAACTCTAAAACAGCTTTTGCAAAAGCCTGATTATCATCAAGTCCTTCTGATGCTTTATAAAACTTAATTTTTTGCTTTAACATAGAATTAGCATTTTTATTAAATTCTTTAGTATTATAACTACTCACATTTCCTAACTTAAAATTTGTTTCAAATTTATTAAGATTATCCATCAATTTAATTTCAGTTAATAAATTCTTTGCTCTTGCAACATATTTTGGATTATCAATAATAGCAGGTGTACCGTCAGGTCTTTCTTCTGTAATCATCTTTGCATAGAAAGAAGCAAAACGACCATCAACTGCAAGGTGAGCTTCTCCCTGATCCAAAATAATAGAATCTAAATCAGATAAAGTTAATGCAGGATTTAAATTGGTTTTAATTAAATCTAATTCTTCGTCCCAATACTTTTCAAAATTCTTTTTAAAAAATTCATTTTGTGCTTGAAAATAACTTGCATCATCAAAATCGTGAGGTAATGACCAATTCTCAAGAAAATCAACTTCTAGTCTCGTCTTAACTCTATCAGGAATTGTTTTAACTTGAAAAGAAGTATCATTTGTTACTCTTTCAGTTAAAAACGCTGATTGTCTTTCGACTTCTTTTTTATTAATCCAACTACGAGTAGTTGAGTTTATTGCATTAAAAGCACTTTGGAAATAAACATCATCTTCTTTACCTGTTAAAAATGATGAAGTTCTTTCATTGAAATCTGTTTCCCAATTATAATTTTTATCACCTTGATTAGCTATATAATTTTTTTGAAATTCCATTTGAAAGTTATCAGCAGCATTAATAGCATATTGCTTGTAAGCACCATATCTAGCCCACGGATTTTCAATGTCAGGAAAACCTGCTTTATGAGCTACACGTGCATCATTAAGTGTCATACCATTAATAGCGTTAGCACCTTCTAATGTTTCTTTAGTAGATTTTTCTTTACTATATTTATTACTCCAGTCAAGTAGTACAGGACTAACATATCTTAATGCTTTAGCTAATGATTCAAATTTACTGCCTTTTTGTGTTTGACTACGAGAAACACTAACTGATGGAGCTTCCTTGAAGCTTTTAATATCTCCAACTCCAGAAACTCTACTTAAATCTAATTTTGTATCTATTGCTACCATTACCGAACCCCACTTATATCAATACTTGCATCTGGAGTAGTAGGTGCTGTAGTAGGTGCTTTTGCCATCATAAAACCAGCACTTGAATTAACACCAGCAGTTAAAAGATAAGACCCAATCGAAGGATAACCCTTTTGAGGCATACTTAAAATTTGATTAGTAAATTGTCTGTTCCAAGCTAATCTATGATCTTCAATACTTCTAATTGTATTTTCATAGTTCGTATCAATAAGATTAAATCCTCTACCTTCTGATCTATCTATATCACCGATTAAAGTAGCAAACATATTACCTTGTACGCCACGTTCAAATAATTGAACTTTTACTTTTCCCTTTTTCTCTTTAGCTTCTAAAGATAATTTAAACTTCTCGGCAGCACTTTTATCGTATTCAACACCTTCTTTCTTTTGTAATGATATATCCTTATAAATAGCTTCATCTCTCGTTCTAGCTGCTGCTGCATCTGTTTTTGCGTTAACGTCAGCCGCGTAGGCTTTGTCAGCTTGGTATTGCATATACTGCTGTCCAAACTGGAGAGCTGCATAAGCGTAAGGATTACACATATTTTTTTATTCTTATAAATTCATAAAATTTAATTTTATCTATATATTTCTTGTTAATTAATTTAAACCCACACCATTTAATCCATCGTAGATGAACCGTATTACGGCTATCTATAAAATTCCAAAGTATAGGATATTGTTTCTGCATTTCTTCTACTCTACTTTTACATTGTCGAGCAAAAGGTAATTTAACTTCTAAAAAGCGATCTGTTCCTAATAAAAAAGGAGAACCTACTTTACGATATAACGTAGGACACACGCCATACATCATAATCATATTTCCATTATTTAATACAGATTTACAGTAAGTAGCTGCTCTAAAACCTCTTACAATGGGTTTTAAAGGAGCTTCTTTAGTAACTGTAACAACTTCATCAAAATCAGGTTTTCTTAAATGTTTAGCTAATTCTTCACAATCAGATTCTATGCTGTCTCTTTCGACAATCATCAAGCAATCATTCTTGCTGATAAAATGGAGAAAATCCCAGTCCACTCTGCCGACAAGAAGTTACAAGGAAGATAAGTATTATTTTGTATATCAATAGTTACATCTTTATTTCTACATTGAATAGGAACTTTTAAATCCCCAGTATCTAAACTTGGTGTTCCTAAAACAAAACTACTCGAACCTAATATTTGTCCTGTAAATTTATACACACCAGAAGTTCTAGCTCTAGGAGCTACTGTTACTTCAAAATAACCTGTATCTCCAAAGATTAAACCAATATGTTTAAGTTGTAATCTACCTGTATTAACTGTTGTTGAAGTTCCTGTTGCCTTTTGTTCTCTAGTATAAAATTTAGAAAACTCATATTTAAAATTATATTTTCTACCAAGAAAACAGGGATAAGCCGAGTGATCTCCTAACGCTGTAATGCTCGTACTACTCGCTTGTGTAATGGTAACATTTCTACCTTTTTGAGCTACAGGCCAAGAACCATTATAAACTACTTCCATAGAGCTAGTTTCAGGGTAAGGAACTGTCCAAGTTGTTAAATCAGTACCACTAGCATAAACACCAGTTGCAGTTGTTTTTCTATCTAATAAAACTGGAAAATCTAAATTCGTTTCAGCTTCATTGGATTTCATATTCATTTTTTCTAAATATGTACCATTAGCTCTTTTAATTACAAGCCAAGCAAAGTTTTGAATTGTATCTATATCTAATATAACATCAGAAGTATCTAAAATATAAGTAGACCAACTTCTCTGTAACGCCTTTTGATTTGCATCAAAATAAAATTTGTAAACATATAGTTGATTTCTATTCTCATCAGATAAAGCAAATAAAGTATTTTCTGTAGAAGAACCTTTAAGGGAGAATATATTACCTGTTATATATCTAGGAAGATTAATTGTTGTATCTGTTGCGTCTTTTACTTCTGTATCACTAGAAACATAATATTCTTTAACACCTGAAAAAGAACCCCTAGTAAATCCAAAATAAATATTTTGACCTATCCCAAAGGGCTTGGCCGTATCTGATATTTCATATTCAGTTGCTTGATTAATTGAAACTGTTTTAGCTGTAAGTGTTTCTTCAGGCTTTAATATAAACTGTGATTGATCTGAAAATAATATTAATTCTTCATTAAAAGGTACACCATATTTTAATATAGAAACTTTATTATGACTTACAGAAATATCTACAGGATCATCATCTTGAGTTGTAGTAACCGTACTATAATAAAAGTCAAAAAATTCTCCAGCTTTAGAAAAGACTACATTTTCATCTGCACAAAATCCTAACCTATTTCTGTAAAAGAAAATATCATTTATCTTTGTTCCAACGAAAGATGGATCAGGATTAGTCACTATATCACCGACAGCTCTATCTCCCCATTCAGGATCATCATAAGAAGCTACACCGATTGTATATGTACCACCATCACAAGGAGTAAAACGAAAATTACCATCACTTGTTCGGATAAGAACAAACGGCATTGTTGTTGGATCAAAGGAATTGTCTAAACCACCTTTAACTGTTTCAACCCAAGCTGAACCGTCCCATTTAACAAAATAATTATCAAATTCAGTTCCGCCATCTCCAGTTATTTCTATTAAAAAATCTGTTCTTCCTTTATAGGGTAAATCAGAAAAGTTTTGAGTTTTATCTTTTAATTGAATTAAACCATCTCCCCCTAAACCATCTGTAACCCCTGCTGTAAATGTTCCAGAAGTCTTTGATAAATAAATAATAGAACCATCTCTTTCAATCGTATAGCCTGTAAGAGCAGCAACTAAATCATTATATAATTCTGTTGCAATATTATCAGTAGTAATACTACTTGCATTTCCAGCACTAGAATTATCTAAAGTTTGATAACTTGCCTGTGTAGAACCATCTATTTTAATTTCATAGGTAGTTTTATACTGGCCATTTTTTACATAAAATATTGCTTCAGCGGGTCGAGAAGCTGCTGTTGATCCTGATTTTGCAATAGTTGTTCCTTTATTAACTATAAACGTATAATCAGCTACGGTAATGCAGTTAATATCAGTATTAGGAGTTGTTGTAGTTAAATAACTTAAACCCGAAGGTGCTACTACTGTTTTTTCAACACCACCTAATGTATAAACTTTAAGTCCACCATTCGTAATTAATACGACATATTGTTCAACGCTATCTCTGTTTATTAAGTGTACTTTAACATTAGTATCGGTAGCTGTACTTAATTTTGCTACGTGTTCTGTTGAAGGTCGTTTCCCAAGTCCAAACACCACATCTGATAACCCATTTTCTTGAGTAGCAGCTTGGTTAGGAAGTCTTACTGTATCGGGCTGTTGGGACACCCCGTTGAGTAGATTTTGTATTGATGAACTTACTAATCTTGCCATTATTCATTAATCAAGTGTTGACTTATTGGGTTGATAATTATCTCTGTCTGTAACACTATAAACACTATAGTTATCAAAGATACTATGATCTCTGGTATCTCCTTCACTTTCTTTCAATACAGCTAAAGCCTGTACTTCATCAACTTGATGAAATTTATGTAAAATATCAGAAGCCAACATTCTGTCTTGAAAAATTCTTGAAGCTCTAATTGTAATATATCTTCGAGCTGCTTCAGGTATTTCTGTAAATTCTAAATACCAAACTATATCAGTTTCTACTGTTGGATCAGTAATTGTATAAGTATGATTTGTTCTATCCCAGAATTTTCTAGCACGTTCTACATAGTCTTTAGATGCACTAGCTCCTGAAGTATCTATGCGTAATATGTTTGCTGCTAGTTCTATTTGATTTGAAGAATTGGGAGTGAGTTTATATCTGGTATCTGTATTGAAATGCCAACCAACGCTTTGTACTTCTCGACTTACATTGTCAAGAATTTGTATTGCTATTGAAACATCAGTTGTTGTTGAGGAAGTTATGCTGTTGACTGGAGTTTCTCCAATCGAAGTCATCATAGTGTTAACTGCTTCTAGTTTTGTAGTTACTGTTGCCATAATTTTAATTAATTTCTAAAGTTGCACCAAAGGGCGGTTTAAGTCTCCCGCTACCGCCCTCTGATTTTGTAAGAACAAAGTAATATAAAATTACGCTGTTCTAATTTCCCAAGCTGCGTCAGGACGAAGAACTCCGTGTCCCATAGCATATTTCGCTACAAGTAAAGTTCCTTGTCTACGCACATCGTATTCCATCTCAACAGATAGGTCGAGTAATTTTACCGTTCCTGCTGCTGATTTGTGCCAAGCTACGCCAGCCGTAGGAGCATAGTCTCCTCCCAACGTCCCATCAGAACCATCTAATACTCCAGATGTAATGTTAGTTGAAGGTAAGTTGTTAGTTTTAACAATACTTACTCCTGCTACTTTTAATACTTCACCTTCAGCGTAAGCACCTTTTCCACCCCAGTCTCTATTTATAACATTAGTAGTTTGTACCAAGTTATAATATGTTTCTGGATTTACTGCTACATACCTATCGTTTTCAGGTATATTGTTTTCGTCCATTTTTTGGGCTGCAGAAAATATAGTTGCTGCTGCTGATGATCCACTGGTAACAAAGTCCGCATCAGTAAGTTGAACACCTATTGGTTGTGGAGCTGCTGCTGCCGTTCGTGAAGCATTGATTAGTTGTTGATAAACGTGCTTGTCCATAACTTGAGCCAAAGCATTTCCACACTCTTTTGAGTATGTGCTTCTGACATCATAATGGTTCTTCGCTTCGTCTATCTTCGCAATAAATACTGGAGCAATCAATAAACCTTGTATTGATATATTTCTTTCATTATGCGTGATTGCAGTGCCAGTAATTTCAGCTCCAGCAGTATGATATTCTGCTGTTGCTTTTCCCATAATTGGGAATTGTGCTGATTGACCGCTACTGATACTACGAACAACGTGCTTGTCTAAAGTCGTTTGGGCATCTTCAAATGCTGTCAACACTTCACCAGCAAATACTTTTAAAAATAATGCTGTTGTTGAGCCTGTCGCTGCCGCTTGACCTAAATTTGATACTGTGGCATCTGCCATAATAATCTCCTTTAATTTAGACTGTTATATGATTAACTTTATATGATCTATAAAAGTAGTATCAGTATTATCCTCCTCGAAGGGTAAAGTCTTATCTTTTATTTTTTTTAGGCGTAATCACTTAACCTAAATTCTATATAATAGTAGAACGTGAAAGTTTTTCTTCAACTTGCTTTCTAAATGCTGGATCTTTCTCATATTTCGGATCAGACATATCAGCTTTAACTTGAGCCATACTTTCATATCTAACTCCAGTAGAAGCCATAGCATTTTCGCCTACTGTTAAATTTGGTTCTTTAGTATTTGACATATATCTACCAAACATACCTTTAATTGTATAAAGGGCAGTGTGGTTATCTTTTGCAATACCGTCATTAAACATTTTAACTTCATCGGGAGAAAGAGTATCTTTCACCCAAGTAATCATTTTATCGTAGTTATCTTTACCTCCAGCACTTTCATACGCTTCGTCTTCAAACTTTAATGCGACAGCTTTAATGCCTTCAATATAATTATCTACATAAGATTTAGGTAATCCTGAATCTTCAAGTTTTTTGAAAGTATCTTCACTTAATTCTCCATTTTCTTCAAACTCTGCTTGAACACCAGCGAAGTCTACACCTTTTAATCCTTCAACTTTAGTTTCAGCTTTAAGATTATCAGGTTTTTTACTTTCTTCTGGAGTACCTAGTTTCTTTTCTAATTCTTGGTAAGACTTAACTAATTCTTCTTGTGTATTAAATTTACCAAGTATTTTTTCTTTAGGGGTTTCTACTTTCTTTTCTTCTACCTCTGTTTCAGTAGGAGTATTTTCTTCACCCGTGTCTATATCTAAAGTATTTGTATTTTCAGATTTTTTCACCATAGCGTCAATATGCTCTTGCGTATCAACTTTTTCATCTACGGGTATTTTTACTGTGTTTTCATCAGCCATATTATGCTCGTCCTCTTTCCTTTTCTTTTTGTATTTGTTGTTGTTGATCTCCCTTAACTGTGTCTCTTACCATACCCATACCTTCTTTTGCTACTTGTGGTGCTACTTGATCTTGTAATGCCTGTTGTTGTGCAGCTTGTTGCTCTTGTGCTAATTGTTCATCAGATTTAATCAAGCCGTCCATATCAACACCTAATGATGTTCCAATTCTTTTTATATATTCACTTATATTTAATGAAGATAAGCCTGATTCTCCAAATGGAGCAATCTGTTGAACAAATGTATTTAATCTTTGTAAATCTGTACTTCGACCTAATGCTTCTAATCCTGTAACAATTTTAGGTCTAACTTGTCCTTTTGGTAAAACAGGAAGTCTTTTCTTCTTCTCCATTTGAAACATTAATCTATTAATTAATGGTAATTGTAATTCTTGAGATAATAACGAGTAAAGACCACCTAGACTATCATCTAATTCTTGACTTACATATTCAATTTCTTTTGCTGTAACTCTTTCAGCATCTCTTTGAACTGACGTATTCAACATAAACGCAAACTGTAATCTATCTTGAATAAGTTTCATTGTTTGAAATGCAATATTAAAGTCAGCACCTTTGTTAACTTGAAGGGTTGTTACATCTTCAGCATTTCCTTCTCGTATTGCACCGTTTGGACTTTCAGATAAAGTTTTAAGTCGGGTACTTCCGTTGGGTTTCACTAAAAATAAAACTTTACTTGCTGCTGCTGATCCCTCAACAACTGCTCTATATAACGCCTCTAAACTACGAAGATCGCCAATATACTCCTCGATAAAACCTCTACCCCAATCTTCATTGTCGATTGAAGTATAACGTAAAGGAATAAAAGGGGACTTGTCCATAGGGTAAGTCCCTTCACTGTCAGGTAGGATTGTATCAACTACCTCTTGGTGGACAGTCCACCTTTTACCATCACTACTACGTCTTACGTAGGTGAATATGTCAATAGTGTCTTCATAAGAAGAATTAACTTCTCCTTTGATAATTGCTTTAACTTCTTCACTAGCTGAATTAGGACTAACTGTATCTTTTGTTATAATTTCTAATACATTTCCTACATCATCTCTTTTCATTACATACCGATCTATATGATAAACTTTCATTTTAAGTTCGGGTGTAATATAAAGAAGGCAATTTCCTGCAACTATTAAATGTTTTAACGCTTCAAAAATTGTTGTTCTAAAATTATTAACTTCCATTTCATTCATTACTACTCTTTCTATGGAAGCTAATGCTTTTTCAAATTCACCTTTCATTCCACCCTGTCCAGCAATTTCAGCTAATGTAAATTCATCTATTGCTAATCTAAAAAATGGAGTGTTTGGTGGTAATAATGCTAATAATAATTTACTAGCTAAATTGTTTGTGCCTCTCGCACCTATACCTTGATATGGTGTATAAAGTTTTGTGGTGTTAGAGTGGGCATCTCTTGGTATTAAAGAAGGTATCGTAAATTCAGCACTATCTCTTGCTCTTTCTAAAAAAGGCAATCGTAAAGTTTCTAACTGACTATAACGACCTTTTACTGATTGTTCTGCCATTTGTCTATGGTACGTTTGCTCCAGTTCCACCACCTAAAAATGCACTATCCAAAGGAATACGCAAAGCTCTCTTTCCATATCGTCTTCTCGCTACCGAAGTATTATATTCTGCGGTTCTTGGAGCAGATGGAGCTGTAGTACGAATCTTCGTACCTGCTGCATTTATTATTGTTGCTGGAGGAGCTGGTGTTGGAGGAGGAGGCGGTATTCTAGGTGCTCTAAAAATTGATCCACACATCTATAATATATCTCCTATTGTTTTTCTGTTTAACACGTTTTTATTTTGATCGGAAAACTTCTGTTTCAAGTGTTTAACAACACTCGCTTGACCAGACTTAAACCAAACTTTTCGTTCATTATCGTTCATATCTGGGCTTTTATCAGGAAATTGTTGCTCTAAATAATTGATTAATTCTTGAGTAATATCCATAAAGTTATCCAAGAGAGCAACCAAAAGGTAGGTTTTACTTAAAATTTATATGTAAGGGGAATTTCTGTGATTTTCAGAATATTTTTGGTAGGTATAACCACTGTATTCCCTCCTTCTTCTATGACAAATTCTTTATTATCTTCATCAAAAGAAAGATCAGAGGTTAATACAAAGGCATCATCTGTTTTTTTAATTTGAAAACCAATGCTACAACAGACGGCAGGTAGCATAGTTTCGATTGTTGTAATATCTTCCCAAGTTGTTGAACTGTTTGCGTCCTCCCAAAATACAAAAACTAATTTATACTTTATCGGGGTTCTTCTCAACCACTTCAGGAGTAGTTTTAGCAGCTTTTTCATTTAACATTTTCTCCATTTCAGGGTTAACTTCTTCCACAGTAGAACGAACTGTGTTTGTACCAATAATTTTATGTGTTGCTTTAGCAGTTATTGGGAAAACTTTATCAGATAAATCTGGAGTTTTAGCATAAAATTCATCTTCTATTAGAATATCTATATTCTTCCAAATTTTCTTTTTCCAATGTTTAATGTCGTGGTTTGCCATCTTGACCAGTAGGTTTTAGTTCTTCGATAACTTGCCTTAACTCACAGCTAATGGCAGCATAACTAGCACCATCAACATAATCATCTCTATTATAATCACCAGCTTGTCGTCTAGCTACTTTAGCTAATTCAAACAAATCAGCAACCATATCAGCACGAATAAATAATTCTTTACCAAAACGATTAGCTAAATAAGCCGACCACAAACGTCCTATATTTATATGATTAACTAATTTATCTCCGTGAGTTTCTTGTCGCTTACCAGTAATAATTGTACTGGCTTCTTCTAACACATCTTGTGCTTTTATTTTTGAATCGTCCATAATTTAGGTTTCTCCTTTTTAAAGTTATAGTCCGTATGCCGAAGTATTCTTGCCACTCTAGCTTGGATTAAAGCATCTTTTTCTTTTAATCCTTCGCTCTCATAACACTTAACAATAGTTTTCCAATAGTTCTTCGATACAGATAAAACTCTATGAGTTTTTACCTCACCATAAGACGGACAGCCTTTATAGTTATCTACTGGATCACCTGTTAAAATTTGTGAATAAAAATTATAATCAGCTTCTTTTTTAGAAACTTTAAAAAATTCTTTTGTTATTGGATTATAATGTAAACCTGTAATTTGCTTTAAATCTTTATCTGTTGATACAATTATTTTAGTTCCTTTAATAATTTTAGATGTACCTAAAATACCTAATACATCGTCAGCTTCAAGAGTAGGTTTAATATAAATTTTAAAATTCTTTTTCATATACTCTTTACAATATTTAAGAGTAAGTGGTTTTCGTTGTTTAATTCTATTGGCTTTATAATCAGGAAATATATCTTTTCTAAAATTAGCTTTATCAGAAAAAGCAATAAGAACATTATCACATTGAGTATCTTCTTTTAATGTAGAAAAATATTCATCAATTAATTGTCTACACTCGTGTTCATCAGAGTGTAGTGTCCAAACTTCATTTTCCCACCTTATAGGTGTTTCAGTTCTAAATGCTATTTGATACGCAACTATATCTCCATCTACTAATAATGTACTACTCATTTATTTTCTTCAATTACCTTTTCCTTTTGGTTTAAATTTACTTAAATCAATTTCAATAACATTGTCATATTTTTTAATATGGTGTCTGAAATCTTCAGGAGGATAATTCTTTTTTCTCTCCTCGTTAATAGCCATATCAGTTAATAAATAACCGTGTCTTTCAACAGTTCTTAAGAAAGCTGATAACATACTTCCTACTTGAACTGACGGACTATCTAACATACTTACATCTACTTTTTCACCTTGTTGTGGTTTTTCAAAGATAGAATAAGTTAAACTATTCGTCTTTAATCTAGGTTGATTTAAATTCCTTGTACCAACATCAGTTAACACAATTATTACTTGCATAATTTTTTTACCTTTTCTTTCAATTTAAAATACCAAGCATCAGCTATCTTATATAAAATATCAGGAAATTGATGTTGGCCTTTCGTTTGATTACACTGAAAACAAATAACCCAAATGTTATTTAGTTCATAACCTTCAGTGGTATTAATGCGATCTACTGTTGGTGAATTTTTTACAGAACCTTGAGGTACTAATATTTTTTTACAACAAGGACAATGACTAGGAGTTATTGCGATTAACCCATCTATTGTTAACCCACAATTATGACCTCTCCGTCTAATTTGGTTAGTTAAAGCATTTGAAGCCCACTTTCGCCAAGCATAGTTTTTAGTGGGTGTCAGCCCAAGATTTTCCGATTTTATATTCTCCTTCAAGGGAAACTCGGAGTTTAAGTCGTTGACCAGCTTCTCGAATTGATTGGGTTGCAATTTTTCCTACTCTCTCTGCCAACTCTGGTGTAGTTTCAATTTGAAATTCATCATGAATATTAGCCACTACAAACGCATTAATACCTTTTAAATTACTCCATAAAATAATCAAGGCTTGTTTCATAACGATTGCTGCACAACTTTGAATCAAACTATTTAAAGCTGAATGACTACTTCTAATTTGTAATTTACGTCCATCAATAGCACGTATAAATCCTTTATCTTCTAAAGTCATAAAAATATCTTGCTTAATTTCTTTAAGAAAAGGTAGGTTTAAATAAAACCTATCTAAAATAATCTTACCTTCTGCTAAAGGTACTTGTAATATTTGTGATAATTTTTTAAATGAACAACCATAAAGAATAGCATAGAACATTGTTTTCGCTAATTGCCTATCTTCTAACCCAGCAGCTTTCATATTATATGAATGAATATCCCCATTTAAAATTAAATCAGTATATTCTTTTCCACCTTTATAGTTATAAATATAATGTCCAAAACATCTCGCCTCAATTCCACTAGCATCAGCTCCGACAAGTACCTTGCCGTCTGAAGGTACAAAGAGTTCTCGACATTCTTTTCCATACGGAGTGTGCAAACTAGGCACTTGTTGAAGATTAGGAAACCGAGCTGCCATACGTCCTGTTATAATATTCGTTACATAAAAGGTGTGTATTCTTCCTTTTTTATGTACTTTTAACCAAGCGTTTTTACCGTCAGCTAACATACCTAATCTTTTCTCTAGGGTTAGATATTCATTTAATTCTTTAGCTTCAGGGTATTTTAATTTTGATAAAACTTCTTCATCAACTATGGGTTGGCCAGTATCAGTAAATTTAGTAGGCTTCCACCCATTCAATTTCATTAATCTATTTGCAATATGTTGACGAGAAGATGGATTAAATGCCACAACTTTACTTTTCTTTACGGGTACTCCTTTTTTGTAGCCAAACTTCTTATTATTAACTTTAGGAATAAACTCACCTAAATCAACCGTCCAACTTTTAAATCTATTTTCTAAACTTCTTTTTAATTTATTTATTTTATTTAATAAATGTGCGTGGAGTTTTACAGCTTTATCTGCATTAAACCCAAAACCTTTTTTCTCTTGATCTCTTAAAATAAAAGCTACTTCGTGTTCTAAATTAATTGATCTATCATTAAATTGTTTCTCTAATAATTTGTTATATAATTTTTCAGTAATTTTTACATCTTGAATACAATACTGCAACATTTCATCGGAAAAGGACGACCAATCGTTGGCTTTATTGAAATCGCCCTTTTCCAACTGTAAGCGACAACCCCAACTTTCAAGGTTATGCTTATTAACCAAATGAGTTCGCATACGTCCTCTTGCGATTAACTTCATATCTAGTTCTTTTATGTCAGGGTAGATAAGACGACTTAAAACTAGAGTGTCGTGGACTAATTCCTTTTTATGGGAATAGCCATAAAGTTTTTTAAGTACAGGAAGGTCATACTTAATAACATTATGGGCGACTATTAAGTTATCACTTAACATATCTAATCCATTTGGTATTCGGTTTCCAGCAAAGGTATGTGTTTTACCTTCTTTGTTAATAACTAAACAATGGACAACACTTGGATCTAATCCATCAGTTTCTAAATCAAAAATTAAGGGTGTTGTCATATTCAAATAATCTTCCTTTTTCTTTATCGTATTTTAATAAACAGGCTTTTCCTGTAATACCAGCAAAACGATTTTTTAAAATTCTACAAACAGTTTCGCCTGATTGATCTCCACTAACATTTCTTTCAACACCAATAACAATATCTGATAATTGACCTATACTAGCACTCCCTCTTAATTGTCCGAGTGAAGTTTTAAGTCCATCGGTATGATCTTTATTACCTTCAGGTCTTTTTAAATGTGAAATAATAATAACTCCAATATCTAAAGATTGAGTTAAAGCACGAAGTTTAGTCATTAATATATCAATCGTTTTTCTTTCATCGTGCATTTTATTCTCAAGACCTGACACAATTATTGAAATATGATCTATAAATAAATATTCTATATCTAATGATTTTGCAAAATATCTTATTTTATTAAGAATAGTATCTTCTTCAATAGATCCCCAGTGATCATATAAAAATACATTCCCATTACCAACGGTTTCATCAAAACCTTTTTTTAATTCTATATCCGTAACAGTAGTTCTATCTATATGAATTGGTTTGTTTAAATGTAAACCAATAATTCCTTCACAAGTTCTTTTAATACTTTCCTCTAAAGAAATTATACCTATCCTAACATTATCTTGAATAAGTTTATAAGCCATTTCTTTTACTAATAAAGATTTTCCAATACCTGAACCACCTGTAATAGTAACAATTTCTTTTTTTCTAATTCCAAATAATTTTCTGTTCAAACCCTCGTAAGGATAAAAAACTTTTGCTCTTTCATCGGCAACACTAACTACGTCCCAAAGTTCATCACCAGCAACTACTCCATCAGGACGATATATTTTAGCCTCCCACATCGCTTTAACTACTTCATCTCCACGATTGGCCACAAGCATATCATTAACATCTTTTAAGGGTAGTGTGGCTATCTTACATTTACCAACTGTAAATAATTCTGCTACTTTTTGAGCTGCCTCAAATCCATATTTATCTTGATCAAAGAAAATAACAACAGTTTCAAAACTTTCTAAATATTCTAATTCTTTTTTTATTGACTTAACTGCACCATTAACACCATTAGGAATACCCACAACAGGATATTTATGATTGAATATTTGAGATAAACTAATCGTGTCAATTTCTCCCTCACATACGCAACAAATTTTACCTCCCCCATTCCATTTTTCTTGACCATAAAGTAAAGCCTCCTTAATGCTACCTACCGTCTTAAAGGTTTTATCCTTGTATCTAATTTTTTGAAAGACAGGTTGTTTAGATTTGTTGTAGTAGGTCGCAATCTGAACGGTCTGATTACTTTGTTGACCAATACTATAATTCCAAAATGTGCAGCTTTCAAGAGTGAGGTTTCGTGTAGAAAGGTTTTTATGTATACCTTCAACAAGGTTTGTTTCGACCCCTTTAATGTTATGATGATTGATTTCCATAGGTTTATCAGAATTTGAATAAGTGTTACAAGAAAAACAAAAAAGATGCCCATCAGAATACAAACTATTTGCATCACTGCTCCCACACTTTTTACAAGGTAGATGAGAAATAAATTCGCTATCATCGGTTTCCATCATTTCAGTTTTTTCATCATTCTGCCTATTTCCTTATCTTTATAACGAACTTCTAATTCTAAGCCTTCTCTAGTTAA